ATTTTGCAGAGTATATCAGCTGCGGTCACCTACTTTTATCAGATTTTAGCTGATAAACCTGAGTACCGTCATCTAAAGGACAATCGTCAAATCGCACTTAACACTCAAATCCATGTGATCAACCAACTTGTCTTCACTGGGTTGAGATTATACGAGACCACACCATCGACAAGCGTGAAACCGGATTTTCGGTTCGCGGTTCGCTCCCTTCGGTCCGGGAGAGCAAACCGTTAATGAGAGTTGGACCAGTTACATGTGTCGAGTCTTCACTTAGCGGGGACCCGTACTTGTACAACGATTCCTTCACCGTCCTGAAAGGAAAAGAGTTTTTCAGAGACGGAGTGTTGAAGTTCCCAGATCAACCACACTTTGCGCAATCAAATAAAGTTGACGGTACATACCGCACTTTATTTGGTCCATGCGCTTCGCACAACGGAGTCATCTATCGCAACAACAATCACAACGTCAGCCTTTCATTACGAAGGTTGACTGGTGTGCGTAAGTCAACGATAGACGGTTTCGAGACGTTGATGCGGGAAAATCAAAACTCTTTTATCAAAGACCATCTACCTTTGATTCAAGACCTCAGTGTTTTATACCTTCCATATTTGAAGGATTTACAACAATTAGACACGGAGGCAGGTGAGCACCATGCCGATCCCCACCCCAAAAAGAATCTCAGGGTTCAGGGGTGGCAGGATATGCACATAGAAGGTACTTTCCTCAACAAAACATGGTTGCGGCACAACAAAGTTGAATACAAGATGAAGACGAACGAAATCGCTAAGCCAGGTAAGAAACCTAGGGCTATAGCTGACTTGGGTGTTTCAGCATCACTCCTTGGTTTCAGGGTGACAGATGCGTTGAAAGAAGCCCAGGCTGCTGAGATCATTCACCTCAATGGTGGGGACATAGAGTTCATTAAGAAACCAGATCCCGATAAACTACGGGAGGTTTTCAGTAAACTCATCTCTCCTCCGGGACGTTTTTATTTTGCCCTTTTCTCTGACGATGCATGTTTCTCTGTGAGATATCACAACACTGTGCAAATGTACAATGTGGACATTAGTTCATGTGATGCTTCTCATGGAGATTTGCTTTTCGTCACCTTACGACACTTTGTACCGCTACACCTTCAAGAGGAGTTTAATTCCTTACTCGAACAGTGTAGAAACCCAATCACTGTGTACGACCTCAACG